TCAGCCGCCCTCGGCCGCGTGCTCCCCTTCGAGCGGCCGCGCGCGCACGCGATCGATGCGGCGACCGTCCAGCGCCAGCACTTCGAAGCGCCACCCGGCCGCCTCGATGCATTCGCCGACCTTCGGCAACTCGCCGGACACCGACAGCAGCAACCCGGCCACGGTGTTGTAGCGCCCCTTTTCCTCGTCCGGCAGGGTGCGAATGCCCAGGCGCGCCCGCAGTTCCGACACCGGCATCAGGCCGTCCAGCTCCCAGGCTCCGTCGTCGCCCGGCGTCGCCCAGGCGTCCTCCTGCAGGCCGGGTTGCAATTCGCCGGTGATGGCCTCGAGCAGGTCGCGCGGCGTCATCAGGCCCTGCACGACCCCGTACTCGTCGACCACGAAGACCAGTCGGCCGGCTCGCGTGCGGTATTGCTCCAGCAGTTCCATGCCGGTGAGCGTCTCGGGCACGAAGGCGGCCGGCTGCGCGGCCGCCGACACCGGCCCCTCGTGCTCGCGGCCGATCTGCAACAGCCGGGCGACACTGATCACACCGACCACGTCGTCCAGCGAACCCCGGCAGACCGGATACCAGGAGTGCACCAGCCCCAGCGCGGCCGAACTCGCCACCTTGTCCAGGCATTCGGCCACGGTGGCGGCGCCATCCATCCACTCGATGTCGGCGCGCGGAACCATCAGCGACGTCAGGCGGCGGTCATCCAGGTGGAAAACGTTGCGCACCATCTGGTGCTCGTGCTGCTCGATCAGGCCGGCATCCACGCCCTCTTCCAGGCTGGCGGAGATTTCCTCCTCGGTGACGGTGCGCGCGGCCTTGGCGTCGATACGCAGCAGCTTGAGCAGGGCCGCCGTCGAGCCCGACAGCAGAAGCACGAACGGGCGCGCCACCTTGGCCAGCCAGGTCATCGGCCGCGACACCCAGCGCGAGACGGCCTCGGGATACAGCTGGCCGATGCGCTTGGGCACCAGTTCGCCGACCAGGATCGTAAAGAAGGTGATGCAGACCACCACCAGTCCCGTGGACAGGACGCTGGCCGCCCCCGGGCTCATGCCATGGGCCTGCATCCACACCGCCAGCGGGCCGGCGAAAGCCGCCTCGCCGACGATCCCGCTGAGCATGCCGATCGATGTGATGCCGATCTGGACGGTCGACAGGAAGCGGGTCGGATCTTCCATCAGCCGCAGCGCCGTGCGGGCGCCGGAATCGCCGGTTTCGGCCAGCGCCGCCAGGCGTGCGCGGCGCGCGGTCGACAATGCCATTTCGGACATAGCGAACAACGCGTTGCACGTCGTCAGCAAGGCCAGCAGAAGGATATCCATCGAGGAAAGAGAGAATCGCGAGCATGGCACTTTACTTCATTGGTGAAACGCCTCAGAGGTAGGCGCCGAGGACCGGGAGCCCCCTAGTCCGCAGCTTCCCCGCCCCTGGCTTTGTGGCCAGCCACCACGTACGCCACACCGTAGACTCTGAGCACTCAAAAATCTCCGCCAGCATCGCCACCGTGAACAACCCCGTTCCACGCAAGCGAACCACCTCAGCGGCATCGCCATCGCTCAACACGCGAGGCTGACCACCCCACCGCACCCCTCGCCGATACGCCGCCACCTGCCCGGCTATCGCCCGCTCCCGAATGAGCGCGCGCTCAAACTGCGCCACGGCCCCGAGGATCTGTAGAACAAACTCCCCGAGCGCCGATGTTGTGTCAATCGGCTCAGTCAGAGACCGGAACGAGCATCGCCGATGGCTCAGCCCCTCCAACAGCTGTAGAAGGTCTTTCAGGCTGCGCGCCAACCGATCCAGCTTCCACACCACGAGCACGTCCCCAGGCTGGAGACACTGTATGGCCCGCCTAAGCTCAGGCCTGTCGCCAACACTGGATGTCTTTTCGCTGAACACCTTGCGCACGCCGGCCGCCCTCAATGCATCCAGCTGTACACGCGTCTCTTGTTCACTCGTGCTAACCCTTGCGTATCCCACCAACATCGTTCAGCTTGCCCCGCTTCATTCCCGGCTCTGTGCAGAACCAGAACCTATCACCCATCGGCGTGAGGCTCATGGCCACCACACGCTCAAGACTCGTTGCAAAAACAATCGTTTCCACCATGTCACGTATCGACGTGCAGTGCAGACGAAGACATTCAGGTTTACCCGCATCGAGGCCGCACGAACAGCTGTATCGATTGACTTCCGCATCGCAATCGGCATAGCCCTTCGTGATGTACTTCGACACGTAGGCAGCCAGCTGTGCAATGCTCATGCGATCACGCCGTGGCCGCCCGAATCGATCCTTGCCCCCCACGAAACACAGGCCGTTGCCCTCGCCCACAATCGACCGCCACACACGCGTGCCGAGCTTCCACGCATCGATGCGAACACCCCTGTATGAAACGTGCTTTGGCAGCCGATCCGTGGCAAGGTGGATATGCCACGCACCGCGTGCTTGAGGCTCCAACGCCGCCACGTAGCGGAACTCCGGCAAAGCCCTGCGCATCCGGCGAACCCATTCCTTGAAGTGCCGCTGAGCAAGCGCACGATCCGTCTGATTCTCCCGGTACGTCAGCGTCAGCATCTCATCGAGAGACGCGGCTTTGATGAGCCGCCGACACTTGGTGCGCGCTCGACGCGCCGCCCGTTCCAGGTTCTTTTCCTTGCGCTCCGCATCGAGCGCCGCCTGTTCAGCTTCGGTCAACGGCTCCGGCTCGACCAGATTGCCCAACAGATCCACCACCGGCCCGGCTGACGCCACCTCAGCCCAGATCACCGGCCGAGAGGCAGAAACCTCTGTATGCCCGCCCTCGCGCCACACCCGCACGTCCCATGCGTCATAGCTCACCTTGCCCTCATACAACGCACCGTCGATAATCCGAAACATCCGCCTACCTCGTTAACTTTCAGGTGGATCAGAAGCCCGGGCTGTTGCAGCAGTCGCGGGCTTCGCCTTTTTCAACCCCTGCTATGGGGCATGTGTTCCAAAGTGTCCTTTGAACAAGTTAGGCCGCGCTGCGCGCGGCCGTCCGCGCGGGAGCGCTGCCGGCCACACGCCGCCCGGCCTGCCAAAACCAACGACGCATTTGTTCCGCAAGCACGAGCACCGACAGCTGTATGGCAAGGGTTGCGCTGCGCGGAACGTCCACAGCTGTATGCCACCGCCGCAAGGCTCAGCATGGGGCAATGCCCCATACCCCAGGCCGACAAACACCCACAGCTGTACATCACGGCCGCGCTCCCGCAGCAGCCACAGCTGTACTACCTCGCGCGCCAATCGGATCACGCCAACCGGGACCATCCAAGATCACGAGCCCCGGGGCTTCGCGCTGGTCGACCTGGTGCAACTGCTGCCCGACCTGCGCGACCTGAGCACCTTGCCCAGGCAGCGCCGGTTGCTCATACGGATTGAAGGGCCGCCGCTCGATCCAGGCGCGCGCCTCCAGCTCAGACAGCCCGGCATCCGTGCCCTGCTGCGTGAAGCACCTTGCCTTGCCGCCGAACTCCATGCAGCCGGCGACCACCGGCATAGCGACCACCTTGCGCAGCGTGTCGTAGGCCGGTGCCGACTCCGGCTTCGAGCTCACGCGCGGAACCCAGTCCACACGATCGTCGATCGCGCCGTAAACCCCGGCACCAGGTGCCACCGCCGCGACCGCGCTCGATACAGCCGGCCCAGGCTTCGCCGGAGCCTCGTGAGAGCCACCAGAACGAGCCACAACGCGATAAACCATGAAGACCAGCACACAGGCCGCCAAAACCGCGAACGCGGCCCACAGCAGCGCCGGCGGCACCTTGCGCACAGGCTTCGTGTGGATGCTCGCCGAGACATAGTGATCGAAGGTCTTTTTCGGGAGCTTGTAGTTCCACTTGTTGACGCAACTGCGCCAGGTCATCGCCTCGTTGCACTCGGGCCACTCGTACGCCTTACGACCCAGAATGCCCTGATCGCGGATATGCACGTGGCGACCGGCGAGAGACCGCACGTTCGCGTCGATGAGCCGCGGCGCCTGCGTTGTGCAGAAAAAGTCCAAGCCTCGATGCCGGTGCGTCTCCAGCTGCGCAACATGCTCCGGCACCTTCGAGCCGGTCCCGCGAGGCCGCCACAGGCTTTGCGCTTCGTCGATCACAACCACGGCACCGTCCGGGACCTCGGAAGGCCACTCCGACGCATCGAACTCCGTGACGGACCGACCCGGAAGTTTCAAGCCCTCCAGCCCGTGATTGAAGATCGGCCGCCCGGGATCGAGCTTCATCAACAGATCCACGACGAGCGCCGTTTTGCCTGTCCCAGGGCCACCAGTTACCAACGTGAGCACAGCGCGCCTCCTACTTGACCAGACCGATACGCTTGGTCATCTGCAGCGCGACACGCGCCACCAACGCGCCCGCGAGGATCGAGGCGGCCGTGTTGATGCCGGCAATCTGGATCAACGCCAGCGCCTCACCCGCGAGCCCGGCCCATGCCGCCTTCGCCGCATCGAGCGCAGCCGCGAGCGCAGCACTCACCGCCGCGTAAGTCACCAGCCCGAAGCCGAGCGACACCAGCACCTTGCGAGCCAGCGGGCCGGCCACGGCCATGAGAAAGGTTCCGAAGCCCATCAGTCGTCCGTCCTAAAGCCGAGCAGGATGAAAGCAGCGGTGAGCCACGCCATGGCGATCACCACCGGCCGAATGCCCGCCATGTACTGGCAGAACAGATCGAAGGGAATCGGGATATCGCGGCCCTGCACGGTCAGGTGACGCGGTGCGGGACACGCCGCACTAGTTGCGCCCCATCCACCGTCCGGCGTCACGTTGCCGCCTACGTCCTTCGTCTCCAGCTGCTGGTCCTCCGGCTGGTCGAGATCAGCGCATGACAGCACGTTGGGATGCGCAGCACAGAAGTCCTCTTTCTCCGTGGTGCCCGATGGCGTGCCCTCGGCAGGTGTCTCAGGCTCAAGCACCGGACTCGGCGAGTTCGACACCACATCCTCAGGCTGCACGTCCACTTGCCACGGACTGGATGGCGTCGGCGCCGGGGTAACCCGCAGGAACGGTTGCTTGTACTGCTGCGGATCCGTATTCGGCACCGGCACTGGATTGCCCTGTGGAATGCGGAGCGGCTGAGGCGTAGGACTCTCACCGGGCGTCGGGTTGATGATGGGCAACTCAATCGGCAGGGGGTAGTTGGGAATCTCCAGCGGCAGCCCAGGCGGCACCGTCTTAGGCGCCATGGTCTCCTCGACCTCCTGCGGTGTCACAGGCACAGGCGGCGCCGTTGCAACGCACCCGGCCGGGGTGATGTACCACCCCACAGGACACGTAGTAGTGGCACGCCTAGTCATGTTCGGCCCAGCGCTCTGCCCGTCTGCCCTCCGCGCCGTACAGGTCGCCGTACCACTCACTGAGACAAAGGTCACCGGATATGCCGAAGGAGCGAACCACCCAGGCGTAGCGTTCACCACTTGCACCCACCGCCGACACGCCGCCTCAAGCGTCACCACGTACTCAGAGGACGCCATCGGCGTCGCCCGGTACTCGTACCCATCCGATTGCGGGTATGGCGTCGAGCCACCGCATGTATTGATCCACTGCCCATCCTGATACGCCAGACACTTGGACGCCAGCCACGCAACACCGATAGCTCCAATGGTCAGCGGCGACAGCATCAGCCCACGCGCGGCGAATCTGCCCGCGTTCGCCGCCAGCCGCATCGCGGCAGGAACCTGCACCGCCTTGCCGCCCACGTTGATGACCGCAGCAGCACGGGAACCGAGGACAGCATCGTTCGCAGCAGCGCCCGCGAGGCTGCCACCCGCACCACCACCAGCAGACCACCCCGCGGGCGGCGCGAGCTGCGCGTAGCCGGCACGCGCGTGGCATGCCACCAACGCCGCGATCGACAGCGCGAAGCGCATCACAAGAAGTGCACGACGATCCACGCGACCCCCACAGGCAGAACGAACATCACGACGAATTCAGGCGTCACTCGTGCACCCCACGGCGTATGACCATCACGGCCGCAACAGCCAGCCAGACGCCGGCTACACCCCATCCGAGCACCATGCCGTCCTGCCAGTCGAGCAGGCCGCAAGGCTGGACACTCACGGGCGCTGCGAGCGTGATCGCAGTGCCCCCAGAAACAGGTGTCAGGGTGTACGTGATCGAGGTCCCCGAAACGGCGGAGGCATCGACCACGTACGCGGCCCCGCCGTGTGCGACCACCGTGCCGACCTGCGCCGAGGCAATCGCAGCTGCAGCGCCCTGAGCGTCGCTGTAGCAGGCGGAACCGACTTGGAAGGCCATTACTTGGCCGAGCGCAGGAACTTGATGGCACCGACCGCGATGGCCGCCACGACGAAGGCCGTGGCCACCGTCACGCCGTCTTCCTTCATGTCCGCGATGGCGGTCGTGATCTCGGCCGGCACGGCAGCCATGGCGCTGCCAGCGCTGGCGACGACGAACGCGGGGATTGCTGCGAGACGCAGAGCGAGTTTCTTGCCCATGGAAAACCTCCTGTTGGAGCAGGTGGTCCCGAACCATTCGGGATTGCACCGGAAGGGCCTGGGCGTCTCACGACGATGCAGGCCTATCCGCTGAAATCACTCGCACACCAGACGACTCACCCGACGACGTGCTGCACGCATGCGCAACCCGCGTTCCGTGGCCTCGTTGACCCACTGGCATGCACCGAGCACCAGCGCACACAGCAGGTAGCCCATCCAGAAGTCAACGGGGCTCATCACGCGCCCTTGCCGGCCGGTTGCGGAGCCGCCGCACGCACGGGGCTCAACGCAGTGATCACCGCCGCGATATCGCCCTTGTCGTCGCCCCAGTCCGGGACACCGAGAGCGAACGCGCACCGGAAAGTGCCCTTGGCGATCGTTTCTTCCATCGCGCGAGGCACGCGAAAGCGCCCCACCGTGACGACCTCGCCGGCATCGTCCAAGACGCACCCCCGTGCGACCTTCCACTTGTTCGGCTTGCCCGTTGCGGGATTGACCTTTTTGCCCTCTTCCTCTTCGATCACGAGGATTTGCAGGATGCTTCCATGAGCCATGTCTGTTTGCTCCAGTTTGAGCCACTGGCGAACGTGCCAGCGTGATGCCCCGACCCGCGAGGCAACCCGCTGGCGGGTTCAGAAGCAGTGAAGGAGACCGCCGCGATCGCGAATCACCTGGACAGTGCGATCACGCTCTGCCGCCACGACCGTATGCGCACGGTTAAGCGCATCGAAACGCGCACGCCGACGCGCCGCAGCCGGCCCATCGCCGCCATCGGCCCACACCCCATAGGCACGCTTGTACGCACGCTCCAACTCATCGACCGCCGCCGTTTCGAGATGAAAGGCCGGAATGAACAGATCGCCAAGCCGCCCCGTGTCGACGGTGTTCAGAACCACGCCCGGGAGGGGCAAGGTGCGGGTATCGGTTGCGTCGCGCATAATTACCTCGTCTTTGGTTACTAACCAACCTTTTGGTTATGGCCGAAAGGTAACCAACCGTGAGGTTATATGCAAGACCTTAAGCGATTGAATTTGCTAATCGACAAAGCCCGCGACATAGCCGGGAGCGATGCCAAACTTGCAGACATGCTCGGCGTGCGAGCGCAGCACGTCAGCAACTGGAGGCACGGCCACCGCACCCCTGGCCAAGAGCTACAGGAACGCATGGCCAAAATCGCCGGGATTGACCCTGCCCCCCATGTCGCCGCAGCAGCGATCGAGAAAACCGGCCACCCCGGCGCCCTGGCACTACTCGCCGGCCTAAGGAAGCAATGGCACTTTTCTTGATGGGCGACATACAGGGCTGCGACACGCCCGTTGGCCGGCTTCTGGACCGCATCGATTTCTCGCCAAGCCGAGACACGCTGGTGGTGCTCGGCGACCTGGTCAACCGCGGTCCGGAATCGGCTGCCGTGCTGCGCCGCCTGCAGGGCATGGGCGCGAGCGTGCAATGCCTGCTGGGCAACCACGACCTGCACCTGCTCGGCGTGGCGACCGGCGCCCGCAGCGCCGGGCGGCGCGACACGCTGGCCCAGGTGCTGGCCATGCCCGAGCGCGACGCCGTGCTCGACTGGCTGCGCCACCAGTCGATGGCCTTGCATCGCCGCATCGGCGGCGCCGACCTGCTGATGGTCCATGCCGGCGTGCCACCGCAGTGGACCGTCCAGGACACGATGTCCCACGCCGGGGAACTGGAAGGCGTGCTGCGCGGGCCGCGCTATGCCGATTTCCTGCAGGAGATGTATGGCAACGAGCCGGCGCTGTGGCACGACGCGCTCACCGGGCCGGCACGGCTGCGCTTCATCGTCAACGCCCTGACCCGCATGCGGTTTTGCACCGCCGACGGCCGGCTCGACTTCGACGCCAAGGACGGCGCTGCCGATCCGCCAGCGGGCCTCCTGCCCTGGTTCGACGTCCCGGCGAGGCGCACCGCCGGCGCCACCGTGGCTTTCGGGCACTGGTCGACCCTGGGCTGGTTGTCGCGGCCGGACATCCTGTCGCTGGATACCGGCTGCGTCTGGGGCGGGTGCCTCAGCGCCGTGCGCATCGGCGACACCCTGGCCGAGCGCGAGCTGATCCAGGTCAAATGCGAGCAGGCGCAGAAACCGGGCTGA